AATTGGAATATTTAATAATGTATTTTCATCTAATTTTGAATTAAAAATTTCATATAATTTTGATTTTCTTATATGGGTTTGCGAAAGATTTTTTTTAAATAATTTTATAACAATGTTTTGAGGATGTTTTTTTTTTGAAAAAATATGCATATATTTATTTCATACATAATAAATTTGTGATTAATACTTAAAATGCCAAAATAGTACGGTTTTTATTTTATGTTGCATACATTAATCCGCAATTTCCTCCAACAAATGTAACCATATTTACTCTCTCTTCAAATAAAACCATGTTGAAATTATAATCATATATTCTCCATGTCGGTTTATTTATTCCTATAATATTTCCTGTTTGTGGGTCGCAAATTGCTAAAGATTGAGCGTATGGGTCTAAAGGAGGAATAATTGTGGTAGTTTCCAATTCAATATTTGTAAATCTACTCATATTCATTGCTCCACTAGGTTGCAAATCAAACGGAGATGTATCTAGGCAAAAATTGTATATATATAAACCATCCGGTGCATTTCCATTTGTACGCACATATTTTTCTATATAATTGTAAATTCCTGCAGGTTGGTCATTCTCTCTATAAATTCCATCCAATAATACTCCCATGCTAACTAATATTTGTTTGATGTTTTCCAAATTATAAATACCTGTAATCATCCAACCAGTTAATTTGCCATCTACATTCACACCAGGTCCCACCGTAACAGAAGTACCTCCTCTTTCAATAGTGTAACTGCCATCAGTTGGCGCCTGTATCAAATCATTCGGAATATATCTATAAGGCCAATTTGTATAATTTGACCATTCATTTCGCAAATTTGCATCACTTCTTTGAAAATAAAACATCCAACTAGAAACCATACCAATTGAATCAATCGAAATTTTATTAGCACCTGTTACATTATAATATATATTTTCTCTCACTTGTTTAAATAAATATTTTTGCTCTTGAAGTGCAAATATTCTTGATTCTTCATTAGATAAAAAACAATAAGTGCAGTTTAAATTAATATCCGCATTCCAAATGGACCGGGTGTCTATATAAGACGCAGGACCTAATTCAATATCTGGTGGTGTTTGAAGAAATCTGTAAAATTGCAAATAATATTGATTAAAATTCGGCGCAATATAAGGAAAATTATTTGTAACATCAAAAACATCTCGAATTTGAAATAACTCTTGTATAGGACGCATTGTCACATTAATATGTAGCTCATTATATTGCAATGAAATAAGCGGAAACGCCATTTGACTTTTTAAATTAAACCACGCATTTAAAGGAACATATAATGTTCTTCCTCGAATAGAAGGCTCCGCACCTGCTTGATTTGTTGTATAATATGCGTTTGGATAAGAATTAACGCGGGTGCCTGCATTTGCTGGGTCATACAATTCAGGAACATGACCTACCATTTTTTCAAATAATCTCAATTTTTGACAACTATAATCACGCAAAACACTTGCGAGTATATAAGCTCCAGAAAATTCTTGCAATGTTTGATTTCCACATGTTATCTCTACCTTTGAAATCATTTGTGCTCCTAAATACTCAATCCATTTAAACTCATAAGGAATCCATTGACCCCCAGTATAATTTGCGTTTCCTTGTGTAGAACCGGGAGGAATAATAGGGCTCCATATATCGGGTAAAGTAATAGATAAGTAACAATCCATTAATAAATCTGCATAACGAGGAATTTTAAAAGTAAAATAAGAGGGCTCGGATAATCGTAATGTTTTTGACCCTTCAAAATCTACACGGAATTTTTGAAGCCCAAAATTGGTATATTTTGCATAAACTGATTTAAAAAAAGTTTTTGATGGGTTTCCATTTAATATAACATTTTGTTGTCCTTCTGATACTAATTGCATTAATCCACCAGGCATTTTGTATATATAATTTATGTTTATATTTTTAACTTTTTTGAATATAAATATATTTATTACAAAAAAATAATATATTATATTAGATATGTCTGATACAGCAAAAGTAACTACAAAAATAGGTTCTCGAATAAGCGATTTCATAACAAAAACAACAAAAGATTTATTAACTCTTAAGGAAGAATTTGTAGGAAATGCATTATTATTAATGATAATTATGTTTATAATTGTTTTGTTAATTTATTTTTACTACATGTATAATTTGAGTTCGAGAGAATGTTCAAGCATGGATTCTCTATATTCAACTAACAAAAGCTATATATCCTCAATAGATTATTCAAAACCAACATCTAATTATACATTGAAGGACTATTATATTAAAACTGCTTATAATTGCTGCAGTGGTGGTGCATACAAAAATGATTATGTTAGTTTATGTCCTTTAAAAAATATAATAAAACAAGGTGTCCGTTGTCTTGATTTTGAAATTTATTCCATTGATGACCAGCCAGTTGTTGCTACATCAATTGTTCCAAACTATTATGTCAAAGAAACATATAATTCTGTTCCATTTGCCGATGTTATGTCAACAATAGTTAATTATGGGTTTTCTGGTTCAACTGCGCCTAATTCATCTGACCCCATTTTAATTCATTTAAGAATTAAAAGCACAAATCAAAAAATGCTAACAAATTGTGCTCTTATATTTAAAAAATATGATAATTACATGTTGGGAAGTCATTATAGTAATGAATATACTTATAATACAAATGGAAGCGCTGACTCCTATTACACTCACAATTTAGGGGATGTTAAATTAAAAGATTTGGCCGGAAATAAAATTATTATAATAGTGGATAGAATAAATACCGCATTTATAGATAATTCAAAATTTTATGAATATGTTAACATGACAAGCAATTCAATGTTTATGAGAGCGTTAAAATACTATGATGTTAAGTTTACACCTGATATGAATGAATTACAAGAATATAATAAAAAAAATATGACGATTGCAATGCCAGATAGTGGTTCAACACCTGAAAACCCAAATGGAGTAATATGTAGAGAGATGGGTTGTCAGCTAGTGGCAATGAGGTATCAGTTATTTGATGCCAATTTGCAAGAGTCATTATTGTTTTTCGACGAAGCAGGCAGTGCATTTGTGTTGAAACCTGAACGGTTAAGGTTTAAACAACTTACAATAAGCGAAACACCAGCAAATCCACCGCAACTCAGTTTTGCAACAAGGGATGTTTCAACCAATTATTATTCAGTGCAAACATAATTTTAAGAGTAAAATTTTTTCTATATTTTTTATTCTTTAAATAATAATAAATAATTATCTACTTTTATATTAATTAGACAATTATATAATGAAAAAAGATATTTGTGATAAATCTATGACTTTTGATGAATGTGAATTAGCAATATTGAGATTAGCCACTGATAAGGCGGAAGAAAAAGCAGGAAAGGCCAGCGTTAATTCCCCAGAAGTTAAAAAAATAATCGAAATTGTTGAAAACTTCTTAAGAATTAAAAAACTAATTGCTTATGGTGGAACAGCAATTAATGCTATTTTGCCTAAGGAAGACCAATTTTACAATAAAGATATTGAATTGCCTGACTACGATTTTTTCTCTCCAAATGCGTTAAATGACGCAAAAGAGCTTTGTGATATTTATGCAAAAGCGGGTTTTGTAGAAGTAGAAGGAAAAACAGGTGTTCATGAAGGAACTTATAAAGTCTATGTCAATTTTATACCTGTAGCAGATATTACTTTTTTACATAAAGATATTTTTAGTTCAATAAAAAAAGACGCAATAAAAGTTGCGGGTATATATTACGCGCCACCAAATTTTTTACGAATGTCCATGTATTTAGAATTATCTAGGCCAGCAGGCGATGTAAGCCGATGGGAAAAAGTATTGAAAAGATTGACATTATTAAATAAAAGTTATCCATTAACGGCACATAATTGTGGTGAATTTGAATTTCAAAGAAAAATGGAAGACAGAAGCAATGTCGATGAAATTTATGAAACAGTAAAAAATACATTAATTGACCAAGGAGTGGTTTTTTTTGGTGGATATGCAATGACATTATATTCGATGTATATGCCTAGACATTTACAAAAAAAATTTGAAAAAAACCCGGATTTTGATGTTTTGTCTGAAGACCCTGAAACTACTGCGGAGATTGTAAGAGAAAGATTATTGGATATAGGAATAAAAAAAGTTAAAATAGTAAAAAAACCGGCAATAGGAGAGATAGTAGCACCTCATTATGAAATAAAAATAGGTAATGAATCAGTTGCATTTATTTATCAACCAATCGCATGTCATAGCTATAATACAATAAAAATACATGGGTCTACAATAAAAATAGCAACAATAGATACAATGTTGAGCTTTTATTTAGCGTTTTTATATGCTGCAAGAGAATATTACGACCCCAATAGAATATTATGCATGTCACAATATTTGTTTAAGGTGCAACAACAAAATAGGTTGAAACAAAAAGGCTTATTAAGGCGATTTAGTATAAATTGTTATGGACATCAATTAACAATGGAGGAAATAAGAGCACAAAAATCCGAAAAATACATGGAATTAAAAAATAAAAGGGACTCAAAGGATTTTGAAGAACATTTTTTAAGATATAGACCTGGTGATAAAGCAAAAAACAACGATAATACAAATTCTAAACAAGAAAAAACACAAGAAAAACAAAAAAAAACATTTAAAAAAAGGGTTAAAAGAGAGAAAACACGAAAGCGAGGTCGCGGTGGGTTATTTTATTAAATTATTAGCAAATTATTAGCAAATTATTAGCAAATTATTAGCAAATTATTAGCAAATTAAATATATCACATCATGATGTATTTCATCATTTTGCATATTTGCATCATGCAATCTGCTAATAGGTTTAGAAACAAGTGTAATTAGTTGACCACAGGTTATCATTGAAACTATCAAATAATAATTATTAGAAGTGAATATAAAATAAACACCAGTTAAAATATAAATATGACCTATATATAATAAATAATTTGACATTTTTAAATAATTCATTATAATAATAATACATAAAAATTGAAAATTATATACATTGTCGTTGTCAATGTAATAAAATTATTTTAAAAAATCAACATTATCACCTTTTTTTATATTTAATTTTTTGCAGGTTCCACCTGGCATTTCAATTATTAGACTACCGTTTCCTTTATACATTTGACAATTGTCATTTACAGATTTACAAGGAGGACAGTTATAATGAATTTTTGTAATAATGTTATTTTCAATAAAAATAATATCTAAAGAAACAATACAATTTTTCATCCAAAAAGAAGGTCTTGTCGTGTTCATAACAAATAATAGGGCATCAAAATCTTTTGTAAATTTTTTACCCATCATCCCTAATATAATATCTTTAGGCTCAGTTAAAACCTTTGTTTTGAAAATATGTTGATTAATAAATGTTTTTATATACATATAAATTATTGTTATTAAAAAATAAAAAGGTGTAAATATTAATTTTTAATTTGCGAAATAAATTAAAGATTAAAAAATTGATATAAATAAATGGTTGATAATTGTGGTTTTTATTGTTTATCTTTTCAAAATGAAAAAAGAAAAACAGCAATGGAAAATCGTTTTAAAAATTTAGGTGTTGATGCATATATATATGAAGGTGTAACATTTGATGATGAAAGAATTGCCGGACGAGATTTAACTGCAATAACTAAAAGAGTATGGTCATTTACTTATGGTCATTTTGATATAATTCGTGAATTTTATTTTAATAGTGAAAAAGAATATGGAATATTTTGTGAAGACGATATTTTTATTCGCAATGACTTTATAGAACATTTACCAAAAATTATTGAAAATTTTGAAAAGATGAATTTAGACATGCTTTTACTAGGTTATTTAACTCAATATAAGATTGATAAAAACAATGGTAATTTTTATTTAAAAGGACCTGATGTAACTAAAGAGCATCCTTTTTCTTATCATAATTTACCTAATTTTATTTGGGGAGCACAAATGTATTTATTGTCGAGAAAACAAGCAGGTGAGTTGGTTCATAAATATTCACCTCCTTATGCTGATTTAACGCTAACAAATAGTTCATTAAATCCATTCAATTCTGATTGGACAATAACAAAAGAAGGAAATAGAGCCCTTATTTATCCATTGATAGCAATAGAAGACGGAAAAACAAAATATAATGACGGTGGACAACAAAACTTTCATGATGTTTGTCATAAAAATAATTATGTTGAAGGTTTATTTCATGAATAATTTATAAAAATTATTATTTTATTATTTTATTATTTTATTATTTTATTATTTTATTATTTTATTATTTTATTATTTTATTATTTTATTATTTTATTATTTTATTATTTTATTATTTTATTTTTTCATTCAACAAAAGTCTTTCAATAAAAGCAGTTTCATCATTTTTATGCATCAAATATAAGTTTATTATCTCAGCAGGAGAATAAAAGTATGGTGTTACCTTATTTAATAAATTTGCATCAATTGGTTTTTCATACAAATGTTCATACATTTCTTCAATAATTTTATGTGAGGCATCTCTCATTTCAATAGATATATCTATTCTTCCTGGTCGTGTAATGGCTGGGTCTAAGTCACCATAATGATTACTACTAATAACTAAAATTCTTCCAACGGTTTCCTCTAATCCATCCCATAAATTTAGTATGTCATCAAGTGTGATTGGTTCGTCATCATTTGGTTTCATCATTACAGTAGATACTAAAGATTTTTCATTTAATTTTTCGTTGTCCATTATTGTTTTAATCAACTCACCAACATTTGTTTTTTCAGTAATATTATCGTAATTTATTTTTGGTATGTTTTTTTTCTTAGACCGGTCTAGTACGATATCGCCTTGCGCATCAATATCTTCTATTACGATTAT